TAAGGACCGATTGGGTCACGGAATGTTACGTTAAGTGTGCTCCAAGTAAATCTACCAGCAACATATGTTTCTGTGTTCAAGAATGGAATTGGAACAGGGTTAATTGACACTTGAGGACGTGAAGTTGATTCAACGTACCAAGAGTTGATACCTAATGAAGAGTCAAAGGTCATGATGAACCTATTCTTTCTTTTTGGTTCATAAGGTACCGGCATTTTCATTAATAAATCAGCCATTGTATTTTCGTTTTTATATTTTTTTGTTTATTACTTATAAATAGTTGGATAAGGAAAAATATTTCTATTTACTTTTATTTTGAAAATTTCATTATATAGAAGCTAACTAGAAATTTTTATACTTCTTTTTTCTCTCCTCCTTTAGTTAAATAAGTCTTTACTGGTTTATCTCCCTCTGGATAAGCATTTTTCAAATAATCACCGATAGCCTTTAAATTTGCTGGGTCATCATCTGAAAAACCAATCTTAGGAACAAAATTGTTGTTTACATCATCCTTAAAGAACGCTCTTTGTCTCAATCTTGAAGCCATATCCTTCACATAAGAAACAAATCCTTGTAAGGCTTTAATTTTACCTTCTTCAGGGTTTGCAGCACTTCCCTCACCATAAGTTACAGGGTGGAACTTCAACATATCCAAATACTTTTCAATTAAGTCTTCGTCAGTCATACCCTCTTCACCCGCAAAATCACGGAATTTTTTAAGGTTTGAAACCAATTCCTCCTTGTTAATACCTTTATGATTGGTCATAATCATATTATATACTGCGTCCCTCAAAACAGACGGGGTGTGTCCTCTAGCTGTGATTATTGAGAAAATTGAACCTCCGTTGATTGCTTCAACAAAGTCGTCCCAAGATGGACCAACATCTGCAATCATAGAATCAACAATAAACTGTGCATCACCTTCAGTGGTAAAATTCCTATATGGATTATCCGCATAACCAACAATTGTCTCACCTTTGTATTCAAAAGGTTCCTTGTCAATTATATTACGATACTCCGCAAAGTCCTCAGTAGACATACCTACCTCGTTACCTTCCTCAGTTTTAACGATAATCTGTGTGGGCATCATCATAATATTATCATCCCAATCAAAAGCATAATACTTCATATCAGGACGACCAGCATCGTCAAAACCTTCCATGAGATTTCTTTTCTCAATAATTTCGTTTAAGATACTACGAATCATTACTCAGCTTCGTTTAATCTCTCAATTAATCTTTCTAATTGTTCTTCTGAAATCACAATGTTTTGTGGTTTTTCAGAAAATGTTTTAACACCGTTAGTTTCTACATTTAGGTGTTCCATTAAGTTTGATTTCTTAAATTCCATGTTCTTATTTTAATTAAACGTTTAATAAGGCTAATGGAGGCCACAAGTGTGACCTCCAAATTATAAATATATCAAATTAGATATCTTCGAACGACGCTCCCGTTGGAGTAATCAAGAACTCAATATCAATGAATTCAAGTGCTCTTGTTGGTTTCAAGTAGATTTTACCTGTCAATTGGTTATTATCCATATCTTCAGGTGTGTTTTCTACAACCACACGGAAGTCAATCAAACCTCTATCTCTTCTGATAGAGTCTAAGATTGGGTTTACAGAATCCAAGAAGTCTTGTCTTACTTGGTCATCATTCTGTTCGAACAACAATCTTACTGCCACCGCTGAAATCAACTTACGAGCCTGTAACAACAATCTTCTTACATTGATTCTGTCAAGTGCAGATTCTCTAATTTGTAGAGTCTTATTACCCCAAATCACAGTACCCACATCTGAGAACGTTGCAATAGGGTTCAATCTACCTTGGTATAAGGTGTCTCTATCGTCTTGTGTTAACTTCTTACGTGCTTTAACTGCTGATACCAAACCTCTTGTGTAACCTGCAGTTGCGAACCAAGGGAATGCGATATTATCAGTCAATGCCAAGTTCTTAACAACCTCTGACGTAGGTGGAATATATACTTGAGTATTATTCACACTATCTCTTGTTAAAATCCAAGGGTAGTAAGTTGCAGTGTAGTTAGAATCAATTCCTGTTTCTTCCAAGTTATCTACTGCACTATCTGGATAGATGAAGTCTGTATCAAACGACGAAGTGTTAGGAACAAACATGTTATAGTCAGGAGTAGTACAAATGTAAATTGAGTCTGCTCTATCCGTCTCAATCATGTCGATTGCGTCCTCTACTAAGTTAGAATGATTCAAGTAATCAACACCTGGTGTTGCGAAAATGTTAATGTTAACAGCTTCAGGGTTTTCGAATGTTTTCTGACCCAACAAGTAAGCGTAGTAGTCAGTATTTGCCCAACCCACAGAATTTTCACCTACTGTGATTTGTTTGAACTGACCCCAACCTGTTGCTGTAGGGAACGATACCGAAGGTGCCGCACCTAACAAGTAACCTGTTCCACCTAAACGGAATTGGTCTTGGTTTGTTCTAAATTCTCTATAGATATCCCAACCATCGAAACCACCTTTAGGTGATACAGTAAACTTACGAGAGTTTAATCTATAGTAAGGACTTGTTTGTGATGTTGGTTCTGCTCTAAATTCAGCATCACCAACCTCAAACGCTGTTTCACCTGAAGTAACATAACCACCAGCGATTGTTACTACTGTCGCTCCTGAATCCATGTGGAAACCTTTAGTAAGGTATGCCCAATCATTTCCTTCAGTTGCGGTTGCAATATCAGTTGGGTTTTGTTTACCTCCATACATGAAGAAGTCAGAATCAATACCTACAGTATTAGAAACACCTAAATAAGTTTTTCTTACTTTATCACCAGCACTTCTTGTTGAATTGTCTGTACCAGTTGTTGTTCCGAATGGTGGGTTGTAAATAACTTCACCCGGTGTGTTATATTTTGTTTTATAAATAATGAATGGACTCTTAACACCTGAGTATTCTCTGAATACATAACCCTCGAATCCACAAGGAAGAGCGTCGATTGGTGCATCTTCATCCATCTCCAACATAATGTATTTAGACTTCAATTCAAATTCACCATTAGCCGTACCAATTTTCTTAGCTACGAAGTTATTTTCACCTGGGTTCATAGAACAGTTAGTGAATTTTTCTAATACCACAAGATTTGCGTCTGTATCGAAGTAATCACGAACAATCACGTCAAATGTTGAATTAGCAAAAGAAATATTTGCTATGGAAATTTTTACTAAATTATTTGCGACATTACCGTCAGATATCAAAATAAATCTAAATAGTCGGTCAACCTGTGAACCACGTAACTCAGAAACTAAATATGGAGTTGAAGGAGTTTGGTATTGTTCTAAATACCAACCGATAGACGTGTTAGTTGCATTATCTTGTCTAGCCGAAGGTAATGCTGTTAAATCACAATTAAGACCTCTAATTTTACCTAATCTATATGAATTAGTTAATAAGTTATAGTAAATCTCTTCAACAAACAATGGAACTTCAGTTCTATTCTTACCAAAATTACTCTTACCAAACACTTTGGTCATATAATTCGTGTCTGAAACAGTAAATGATGTTTTAAAAGTAAAATTATCACCTTCATTAGTAACACCCGAAATACCGAATGATGAATAAGGATTTTTCTGAACGTCAGCATAATCACCACTACAGTCCATAACCACTTGAGATGTTCCACTTGTCATGTAGACAGGACCACCATCTGAATTATTGTTAATACCTCTTGAACGTAATGTTGCAACTACTAAGTCATTGTATTCTGTAAATGCCGTTGCTACATACGTCAATACTGTTCCTGAAACCGTTCCTGAATACGAACCAGTACCTGAAAGTGTCGGGTTAGTGCTAAAATCAGTAAACGAAGTTACCGCAGCATTCCATGAGATACCTGAGTAATTATCACCTGTTCCTGGTTCGAAACACCCGTAATACCAAGGGTCCATCAATGAATCATCATAGTCAGCAACCGAATCGTATAAACCATCAACAGATAAACTGTTAGTTATTGCGGTATATCCAGCACCTGTGAATGATGAATGAGCAGCATCAGACATAACCCCCCACTGTGCACCTGAAGTTCCACTCAATGAATTGTTGGTTCCTATTGATAATAAGAATGTTGATAACTGTCCTGACATTGTAGTTGAACTACCATTATATAATGTAATTGAATCTGTTATGTAATCACTTAAAGGTGCAGTGAATGGGTCTAAGAATTCAACTTGTGTTGAACCTGTAGTAGCACTGAAGTCTACCGACCAAGTAGTAAGGGTTCCTGCCGATAATGTTGCTGGGTCTACATTCGCTTGTGTCGTAATAGACCAAGAAGGACCTGCATCATATCCAGACAAACCTAATACTCTAGTAACAAATAACTGATTAGACTGTTGTAAATATGCTTTCGCTATATAAGCGGCTTCATATTTTGGAATTTGTGTATTCACAAATTTCGTTGGATTAGTACCCCCGAAGTATGCTTGAAATTCGTCAAAGTTGGAAATAAAGATAGGTTCAAAAGCGGGTCCTGATAAGGTCTCACCTACGATACCTAAAGTAGTTACACCAACACTTTGAGCCACGAAACTCAAGTCTCTTTCTGATGTATAAACACCTGGAGATACGAAAACTTTGTTTGAACTTGCCATGTTTTTTAATTTCTTTAGAATTTATTTTTATTATAAATATTTGAGAAAATCTCAAAAAACATTTACACCAGGACTATATTTATCGATTAGGGAGAATTTTTTCTGCCTTTTTTCTACCTTTAATTATGAAAGACATAAAGAATATTAAGATATCAACAGAGGTTCACACCACACTAAAAGAATACTGTGAGGAGAATGGATTAAAGATGTATAAGTTTTTAGAAAAGATGATAATGGAAAAATGTTCTCGACCAAAAGATATCTACGGAGAGTAATTATAAAAGTTTTGCAGTGGTCTCTATCTTTGATTCTCCAACAGAATTTTTAACGACTTCAAACTTAACCAAATCATTTGTATTAACTTGAATTTTAGTTAAATCATCCCCCACATAATTGTCGTTAATATATACAGAAAAACTATCTATGTTAGAAGTTTCAGTTAATATCAAATCGGCGGTATATGTAAACCTTTCACTCAAAGTTGTGTTACCACTAACAAATAATAAATCTACAGGGAACTCGTTAGGGTTTTCAGGTTGAGGGTTAACTTTTCTCGCTTTATTCAGTTGAGGTACCTCAATCATAGTTAAAGTTCTCGAAATACCAGGACTCACTTCAAATTCATCTTCATCCATCAAGAATCCTAACATTGTAAACTCATAGTTTTGGATGTAGTATTTTCTTCTGTCAATATCTAAAACAGATTCATCTGAAATGTTGTTAAGAATAATTGGAATGTAGTGTCCTTTAATTGTTGTATACGCCTGACGTGACGCAAAGTTTTGTAAAACATTTTTGTTGAACTCATTCAACGACCTCATACGGTTTACAAACAGTTTAACATTATAAGTAATATCAACAGGAATAGGTTGAGGAATTTTATAGACATCAACACCTTTTCTTTGTCCGTCCCAAGTTGGTACCTTTGCATAATAAAATTGTTTTCTATTTGGAATAGTATATTGTAATGATGGGTTGGTACCATAAGGAACCTCAGGTTGTCTTACTGTAGAGACAAAAGGTGGTTTAACATTCTTATCCAAATCTTGGAAGTTCCAAGTTTCAGTAAATTGAGACCAGTTCTGAGTGGTAATGATAATATCCACCGTTGGGATTACTTTACCATCCATAAATGTTTTAAGGTCGTTCTTTACAAAGTCCAACATCCCACGGTCCAAATCGGCATGACCGATACCTTTCGGCAAATAAGTCCCGTCCCTTTGGATATCCTCCAAAAGTTCAACCCTTCTTTCATACCCCGTCTTCTTAGGGATTAGGTCCAATGTTTTTTTTATCTTTTTTGGTAGTGCCATTAGATTCCGTTGAATTCATCATTTGTAACCGGCGACGCAGTGATACTGCGGTAATATGGTTTATAACCACCATAAGTGTGCCTGTTATCTGAGGTGATACGACCGTCATCAACGACGGAATAGTATCTAACTCTATCTTCTTTTTCATAATAACCAATGTAGTCTCCGAACTCTATGTCCACACCCATCTCCTCTAAATAAGATTGATAGATACCAACTTTGAGATTACCAGGTTCAACCTGTCCAATTCTTGACGACCCCATAAACGCATTCGTCGGAGCTTCAATCTGAACATAACCCTTAAGTTCAACAGGTGCGTGATATTGTACCCCTTCGGATACCACTTCACCATAGACATCGTCTTTTTTTGTTCTTTGTCTGTCTACACGATACAATACAAACGTAAAGTTCATATCTCCATGCAACCATTCTTGGCCGATGGAAATATCTAAATCAAAATCTTCATCTGCGAAGAATTTGTTTAATCTCGTTATTGGAACTTTTCTTTGACTCATCAATTGATAAATATCTATAAATTGATTATTATTATGGGTATTTAGCCGTATGGAAGAAAATAAAGTTGTAGCAAATATACCTGAGATAAAGGCAACTCGTATTTTAGAGGAATATGGGGGGTATAATAATTATATTCTGTCTATCAAGAAAAAAATGCAAATCAAAAAGCATTTTAAGATGACTCGTGCTCAGGCGGACTACATCATTGACTTCCACGATGTCACTCCAAAGATAGCAAGAAAATGGGTGGAGTTGGACGAATACTTCGGAAAGAAGATGATGGAGGAGAAACTCCTTACCAAAAGACCAACTCAAATCTATGTTGAAAAGATACTAGTGGAAAAAGACAAATCATTCCATATCTACGGTAAGTTGTTTGAGAACCAAGAACTTTATGACTTTTGGTTACCACGAGCAGCAA